CCTCATCTGCATCGACGAGGCGGCGCAGATCCCGGAGAACCAGATCCGGCTCCTGATGGGCTGGCTGCGCACCGACCGCCCCGGGCAGCGGTGCCGCGTCGTCCTCGGCAGCAATCCGCCGCTCGATTCCACCGGCGACTGGATGATCGACTACTTCGGGCCGTGGCTCAACCCGACGCACCCGAACCCCGCGAAATACGGCGAGCTCCGCTGGTACCTGCCGAACGACGACGGCAAGGGCTACCGCGAGTGCGATCCTTCCGACACCACCACCATCGGCGGCATCGAGGTCAAGGCGCAGTCGCGGACCTACATCCCGTCGAAGTTCACCGACAACCCCTATTACAACCCGGCCGAGTACGCGAAGACGCTCGCCGCACTTCCCGACCAGGTGCGCGAGATCCTCGTCACCGGCAACTTCATGCTGGCGCGCCAGGACGGCGCCTGGCAGGTCATCCCCACATCCTGGGTACGCGAGGCGCAGAAGCGTTGGACGCCCAAGCCGCCGCAGGGCGTGCCGATGACGGCGATGGGCGTCGACGTCGCCATGGGCGGCGCTGACAACACGGTGATCGCGCCGCGGCACGACGGCTGGTTTGCGCCCCTCATCGTCGTCCCCGGCGCGAAGACGCCCTTCGGCCGCGACGTCGCCGGGCTCATCGTCTCGCACCGGCGCGACGACTGCGCGGTCGTCATCGACATGGGCGGCGGCTACGGCGGCGCGGCCTACGAGCACTTGAAGAACAACGACCCGACGTTCCCGGTCATCGGGCACAAGGGCGCCGAGAAATCGACGCGGCGCACCAGCGACCGGAAGCTCGGCTTCTACAACAAGCGGTCGGAAGTGATCTGGCGCTTCCGCGAGGCACTGGACCCCGGCCAGCCCGGCGGCTCGCCGATCGCGCTGCCGCCCGACGACGCGGAATTGGTCGCCGACCTCACCGCGCCGACCTTCGAGGTCGTGCCGAACGGCATCAAGGTCGAGTCGAAGCAGGACGTATGCGAGCGGCTCGGGCGCTCGACCGACAAGGGCGACGCGGTCGTCATGGCGTGGTCGACGCAAGGCAAGGACTACCGCGACACCTTGGGTGGCCTCGAGATGGGGCGCGCCGGCAAGAAACTGCCCGTCGCCGTGATGGGCCACGCGAATGCGAGACGGAGATAGGCTTGGCGATCACGTTTCAGGAAGAGCCCTTCGCTGTCGCCTATGCCGACGCGCTCGCCGCGGGGTGCCTCGAGCGGCATTACGCCGAGATCGCCGAGAACAAGGACACAATCGGCCCGGTCGACCCCGACCTCGATGTGTACGACCGCCTCGACGCCGCGGGGCGCCTCCATGTGCTGACGGCGCGCGACGGTTCGCGGCTGGTCGGATATTTCGTCGGCGTGACCGGCCCGAGCATGCACTACCGCACCGTCGTCGGCGGCCACGAGGATATGTATTGGCTCGCGCCGGAATACCGCCGCGGCGCTGCCGGCGTCCGGCTCGTCATCGAGGCGGAGAAGATGTTGCGCCGCAAAGGCGCTCGCGTCGCGACGATGCGCGTCAAGCTCGCGCGCGACCACGGCCCGGTGCTGGAGCGGCTGGGATTCCGGCCCTTCGAGCGCGTCCACATCAAGGTTCTGGAGTAGCGATCATGGCGTTCACGGGCTCACTCGCAGCTGCCGCGGCCGTCGGTGTCGGCGCGAGCAGTCTTCTATCGCGCAAGCCGTCGTCCTCGCCCGCCGTGGCGCCGCCACCGCCGCCACCCCCGCCGGCGCCCGCGCCGACGCTCGACAGCGACCAGGTGAAGGCCGCGCAGCAACGGCAGGCGGCGCTCGCCGCGGCGCAGTCGGGGCGCGCATCGACCATTTTGAGTCAAGGTCAAGGTCAGTCTGACAAGCTCGGCGGCTGACGTGATCGACGACCAGCTGACGCGCCTCTTCGACCGCGCGTGCCGGCATTTCGACGCGGCGACCGAGGCGTACATCCGCGGCGACCGCCGCGAGTGGATGGTTCAGCGCCTCGCCCATCAGATGTGTTGGGCCGCCTACCGCGCCGCCACGAACACAGCACCTTGAAGGTTTGACGGCCATGGCCGATTCGCGCGCCCAGACGCTCCTAGAACAAGGCGACCAGCTCTTCGGCAAGCGGTCGAGCTTCATGTCGCTGCTTCAGGAGATCGCGCTCAACTTCTATCCCGAGCGCGCCGATTTCCTGTTCCAGCGCACGCTCGGCAACACCTTCGCCGACAATCTCATGACGAGCTATCCGCTCGTCGCCCGCCGCGACCTCGGGAACTCCTTGGGCGCCATGCTGCGCCCCAAGGACAAGGAGTGGTTCGGCGTCACCACGACCCGCGAGGACCGCCTCGACCTCCCGGCGCGCCGCTGGCTCGACCAGGCGAAGAGCACCATGCGCCGCGCCATGTACGACCGGGTGAGCCAGTTCACCCGCGCGACCAAGGAGGGCGACCACGACTTCGCCGCCTTCGGGCAATGCGTCATCTCGGTCGAGCTCGCCCACGACGACCGCGCCGGCCCGCATCTCCTCTATCGCAACTGGCACCTGCGCGACGTCGCGTGGTGCGAGAACGCGAGGGGCCAGATCGACACCATCCACCGCAAGTGGAAGCTCACCGCCCGCGACATCGTCCGCCTCTTCCCGAAGACGGTCTCCGCCAAGGTGCGCGAGCTCGCCGAGAAGCCCGAGACGCGGTACACGGAATTGGAGCTCCGGCACGTCGTCCTGCCGAGCGCCGACTACGATTACCCCGAGGCCAAGAAGATCCGCCAGCCCTTCGTCTCGGTCTTCCTCGAAGTCGACGGGGCGCACGTCCTCGAGGAGACGGGCAGCTGGACCCGCCGCTACATCATCCCGCGCTGGCAGACCGTCTCGGGCTCGCAATACGCCTATTCCCCGGCGACGGTGGCGGCGCTTCCCGACGCGCGCCTCATCCAGGCGATGACGCTGACGTTGCTCGAGGCCGGGGAGAAGCTCGTCAATCCGCCGCTCATCGCGACGCACGACGTGGTGCGCGGCGACATCGCCATGTACGCCGGCGGCTTGAATTTCGTCGAGGCCGAATATGACGAGCGGCTCGGCGAGGCGATCCGGCCGATGAAGCTCGACATGGGCGGCATGCCCTTGGGCCGCGACCTCCGCAACGACATCAAGGAGGCCATCGCCGAGGCGTTCTATCTCAACAAGCTGGCGCTGCCGGCGCCCGAGGACGGGCACGAGATGACGGCGACGGAAGCCGCGCAGCGCGTGCAGGAGTACATCCGCCAGGCGCTCCCGCTCTTCGAGCCGATGGAGATGGACTATAACGGCGAGCTCTGCGACATGAGCTTCGACCTCCTCATGCGCAACGGCGCGTTCGGGCGCACGTCCGACATGCCGCGCTCGCTCGCCGGGCAGGAGGTCACCTTCCGCTTCACGTCGCCCTTGTCCGAGGCGCTCGACGCGCAGAAGGGCGACAAGCTCGTCGCGGCGAAGCAGCTCATGGCGCAGGTCATCGACATCGACCCGACGGCGGCGCACATCCTCGACGCCGGCCAGGCGCTCCGCGACTCGCTCATCGGCATCGGCGTCCCGCCGCGCTGGACGCGCGACGCGCAGGAGGTCGCCGACATCGCGAAGGCGCAGGCCGACGCGGCGCAGCAGCAGCAGACGCTCGCGGCGATGGAGCAGGGGTCGAACATCGTCAAGAACCTCGGGCAGGCCGGCGTGTTCCAGGGCTCGCCCGACGGCGCGCAGCCTGCGCCCGCGCAGGGGCTCGCGGCGTAACCCATGCCCCGCACCAAGCACGCCGTCGTCGCGCTGCCCACCGCGCAGCCCCAGGCGATCGTCGCCGACCTCGCGGCCGTCAAGGCGCTCCACGCCGGCACCGCCACCCCCGAGCAGCAGCGCCGCGCCCTCGACTGGATCATGAAGCGCGCGGCCGGCATCGGCGAGGTCTCGTTCCACCCCGGCGACAGCCACGCGACCGCGTTCAAGGACGGGCGCCGCTTCGTCGGCCTCGTCCTCGCCAACGTGCTGCTGAAGACGATGGACGAGCTGCAACGCGAGTTCGGCCTCGCCGCGCGCGATCCGACGAATTCCGCACCACCGCAGGAGTAGTACATGACCGAGCCGACGCCGACCCCGGCGACCGATCCCGCCCCGACGCCAGCGGCAGACCCCGCAGCGGCACCGGCAACCCCGCCGGCGACCGATCCCGCGAAGCCTGCCACTGTCCTCGGTAGCGACCCCGCCGCCGATCCCGGCAAGCCGGCCGTCCCCGCGACGTGGCCCGAGGACTGGCAGCAGCGCCTCGCCGGCGGCGACGAGAAGGCGCTGAAGAAGCTCCAGCGGTACGCCTCGCCCACCGATGTCGCGAAGGCGCTGCTCGCCGCGCAGGCCAAGATCAGCAGCGGCGAGCTCAAAGCCGCGCTCCCCGCCGACGCCAAGCCTGAGGAAATCGCCGCCTGGCGCGCCGAGAACGGCATCCCCGAGAAGCCCGAGGGCTACCTCGAGAAGCTCCCCGACGGCGTCGTCATCGGCGAGCAGGACAAGGCGCTCGTCGGCCTCTTCGTCAAGGACATGCACGACCGCAACGCCTCGCCCGAGGTCGTGCAGGCGGCGATCGGCTCCTATTACAAGGTCATGGAGCAGGTGCAGGCGGAGCAGGCCGAGGCCAACGCCGCGCTGCAATCCGCGACCGAGGACGCGCTGCGCGCCGATTGGGGCGCCAACTACCGCCGCGAGGTCGGCGCAATTCACGGCCTCCTCGACCAGGCGCCCGAGGGCGTCAAGGACGCGCTCCTGAATGCGCGGGCCGCCGACGGCACCGCGCTCGCCAACAACGCCGCCGTGCTGCGCTGGCTCAATTCGATGGCGCGCGAGATCAATCCCGCCGCGACCGTCGTGCCGGGCGCCGGCGCCAATGCCGGCAAGGGCGTCGCCGACCGCATGCGCGAGATCGAGGCGCAAATGTCGAACCCGAAGTCCGACTACTGGAAGTCGGACGCCATGCAGAAGGAATACCGCGACCTCATCGTCGCGCGCGACAAGCTCAACGCGCGGGCGGCGTAACGCGTTGTTGAACGCCATGCCGTCGGGCCTCATGGCACAATGGCGGTATGGCGAAACTCACCGCCGAACGCCTCCGCGAGCTTCTGGAATACGACCCTGCAACGGGCGAATTCCGCTGGCGGGTGTCGCCGACCAACAACGTCAAAGTGGGCGCTACCGCCGGCACGCCACACATCAAGGGCTATTGGCAGATCCGCGTTGACGGAAAGGTCTATCTCTCGCACCGGCTGGCGTACCTTTGGCTTCACGGCACGCTGCCGAAGGGGCGCCTTCGGGTCGCGACAAAGGGCAGTGCCGCGGCGGACGACATGCGCCCCTCGACGAGTTGGGGCGCGCGTGAGTTGACGGCGGAGCGGCTTCGCGCACTCCTTCACTACAGCCCGCGAACCGGCGTCTTCCGCTGGCGCGTCACAAACGGCGGCAGGGCGGTCGCGGAGTCGATCGCCGGCACCGTCAACACCGCGGACCACAGTAGCGGCGGCGGGTACAGATACATCGGTGTGGATGGGCGCCACTATCTCGCGCATCGGCTCGCGTGGCTCTACATGACGGGCGAGTGGCCGGCGGCGCAGATAGATCACAAGAACTTGGTTAGAGACGACAACCGCTGGCGCAATCTGCGCGAGGCGACTCAGTCGGAGAACGGGGCCAACGCGCGCGGATACCGTAATGGCCGAAGCGGCCTGAAGGGCGCCTATTTCCACAAGCGCGCCGGCCGCTGGGTGTCGTGCATCCAACGCGAAGGCACATACCATTACCTCGGCCTGTTCGACACGGCCGAGGAGGCGCACGCCGCCTATTGCAAAGCCGCAAAGCGGCTCTTTGGAGAATTCGCGCGCGGCAAGTAGCGCGCATCGTCATCCCCGCGCGGAGACCGGCACCCCGTCGCACGACGGCCCGGTGAGAGCGCACCCCATCCGCTGAGACAAGGCACCAGAAGCACGTTCGCGGCCCCGCGTCTGCGCGCGGGACACCCCGCAGTAATGCGTATGGCTACCCCGAGTCGAAGCACCCCCGACAAGTTTCAAGCTAGGGTGCTACTATGTCAGACAGTGCATTTCAGGTACAGTACAGACAGGAATTCGTGCAGGGCTTCGAGCAGCATCAGTCGCTTCTCATGCAGGCCTGCACGAATGAAGCCGTCATCAAGGGCAACGTTGCCGAGTTCCTCGTCGCCGACTCCGGCGGCGCCACCGCCACGACCCGCGGCGTCAACGGCCTCATCCCTGCCCGCGCCGACAATCTGAGCCAGGTCGCTTGCACGCTGCAAGAGTGGAATGACCTTGTGCGGAAGACCGCCTTCAACATCTTCGCGTCGCAGGGCGACCAGCGCCGCATCATGCAGTTGACGACCATGGCGGTCATCAACCGCAAGATCGACACCGACATCATCGCCGAGCTCGACACCAACACCTCGAACCGCACCGGCGCCACCGGGCAGACGGGCTCGCTCGCCCTCGTCACCCGCGCGCTCACGATCCTGCTCAACAACAAGGTGCCGTTCGACGGGCAGATCACCGGCGTCATCACCCCGGCCTTCTTCAGCTACCTGATGCAGGTGAAGGAGTTCGACCACGCGGACTACACCGTCAACAAGCAGTTCGACGGTCTGGGCGGCGCCTACAGCGACCGGCTCAACATGTTCCGCTGGATGGGCGTGACCTGGATGGTGCACCCCGGCCTCACCGGCGCCGGCACGTCGACCGAGAAGTGCTACCTCTTCCACAAGTCGGCCATCGGCCACGCGATGGACAAGAGCGGCCTCGACACGCCGGTCGGCTACGACCAGCAGCAGAACTACTCCTGGGCGCGCGCCACGGGCTTCTTCGGCACGAAGACGCTGCAGACGAAGGGCATCGTGCAGATCGTGCACGACGGCTCGGCGCTGGTCTCGGCCTGATGACGTGACGGCGGCCCGGTAATCGCCGGGCCGCTTCCCGTCTCCGCAATCTCCATCGAAAGGGTTTCTCCATGGCCTATGCAGGCTCGTCTCTCGTTCCCATCAGCAACGGCGGCTTCCTCGAGAGCACCGTCACCGTGTGGCTCTACAACACCGCCGACAGCGAGGCGACGGTGAAGGGCGCCGGGTATTTCAGCGACGGCGCGAGCCGTGGCGTGAAGGCCGGCGACGTCGTCATCGTCATCAACCCCGCCGGGCCGAACGCCTACATCCTACAGTTCAGCTCGGCCACCACGGTCGGCGCCACGGTTGTCGTGACCTGATCGCTGGCACTCGCCACAGCCGGCCGGGGCCTTGTGTTCCGGCCGGTCGCTTTTCCCGACACCCCGGAGAATTCATGTCCGCACCGACTCGCAAGATCATCGAGCACGAGCTCGCCCTCGCCGAATACCAGCGCACCGACCGCGTCGCGACGCCGGAAGCCGGCACGACGCTCGACGAGATGCTCGACCCCGCCTATTGGACGCATGTCGCGAAGCAGTTGCGGCCCTTCGACCGCATCGACGTGCGCCCCATGGACGGCACATGGTTCGCCGAGCTTCTGGTCCGCACCGTGCAGCCCTTCGCCGTGCGAGTCCATGTGCTCCAGCACGTCGAGTTCGACCGCGCGCCGGCGTCGTCCGCCCCGGAGATCAAGGCGCCCGAGGGCTACGAGTTCGTGCACCGCGGCCGGGCGGGCTGGTCGGTGAAGCGGCTCGCCGACGGGCAGCTGATCCACGAGGGCGCGCGCGACCGGGCGACCGCCGCGGCGTGGCTCGACCGGCACCTGCGGTCGCTGGCCTAGGCGCTGCGGGCGGGGCGCTACTCCCGCTCCGGGGCATCATCGTTCGCTTCCCGGGCCGACCGGAATTGCACCGGCACAATCGGTTGGCGCTCTAGACCCGCCACCTTGATCCTCATATCCGCCCGCGTCTGCTCTCCGCGGCGCCGCAGCGACATCAACCATAGCACATTGAGGCGCGCCCATGGCCGCAGTCGATCGCCTACAGGTCTATAACGGGGCGCTCCGCCTATGTGGAGAACGCAAGCTCGGCTCGCTCACCGAGAACCGCGAGCCGCGCCGCCTCCTCGACGACGTCTGGGACAATAACGCACTTGGCTACACCTTAGAGGCCGGCCTCTGGCACTTCGCCATGCGCTCGGTGCGGCTCGACGCCGACCCCGACGTGACGCCCGCCTTCGGCAACGCCAACGCCTTCCA